CAAGCTTGACCGTATGTCCTAGAACGCAACAATAGAGGCAACGATTTTGGGTGCCAGGAAAACGAATGCAGCGCCAAGGCCAAGTACTACCGCTGTGGTTGTCTGCACAGGTCCGGGAAGGTTTCCGAACACTGATGCGACTTCACCCCCTGCCTTGGCCACCTCAGCTAGAATAGGAAGCAGTGCTTGACCCAACTTCGCTTGTGCCTCTTCGATTTCAGCGTTTGCGATTCGCTGAGCGTTGGCATATTGGTCAGCCGTGCCTTTGAAATCCCCCATGGTGTCTTTGGTTTGCTCCATAAGGAGATTGACACGCGCCAAACCTATTTCCTGATTGGTTAGTGAAGCTGCTGAGTCCTTTCCGGTTTCTGCCAACGCTTTCTGTTGCACAGCAGCGGCGCTTAGTCCTACACCATATTTTTCAAGGGGGTCAGCCTCGCCACGCAAACCGGCTTGGATATCCTCCAAAACCGTTGCCACGTCTTGATTGAAGACTGACCCCATATCCGCTGCACGCTCCGTCAGCATGAGCGTCAACCGCGCTACGGTGTTCATGTCCATACCAAGGTTCTTCAGGCTCGCCCCGATCGGTACGGCCATTTGGTTGAACGCTCGCTGACTTAGCCCGTATTGATTTGCTTGCTCCTCACCCCATTTGTTTATGACATCCGAGCTTTCACCGAAAATCTTATTCACAGCATTAAGCGATTCGCCTAGATCCGTTGCGGCATCCCTGGCTGACGTGAAACCAGATTTGGCAGCCTCACCTATTTGACCGATGATGTCAGCAGAGAGAATCCCACGTGCGGTTGTGCCAATGCTGTTGATGCTTTCTGCCGCTTTGGTTCCGTCCTGTTGGACACCTTTGAGCGCCGCTGAAGCCTTTTGCTCACCAGCGGTTACAACGGCAATTTCAACTTCGTTAGACATCTCTGCTGACCCCTGTCACTGCTGTGTTTCCATGGGGATGGAACCTATTTGCTTTGTGCTCCATGACAATCCGGTAACCGTCTCCACCCACCCAAGGATGATGAGGAGAAGGAAATTACCATCAAGGGACCTAACGCCATCCTGTGTTGCCGGAACGCTTTTTACTTCTTTCGTGGCGACACCATTCTTATCCAACACATGCGCTTCGACGTTCCACCGTTGCAGGCATTGGATAAATGCGTCAAACACACGCTTGAGTGTCATCACATCCTCTTGCGTCATGGCATTTTTCTTGAGGTTGCCCAGCATCATCATGTCACCGATGGTGTCAATGGATGGTCTCGACATCCACACTTCCAGCCCCTCTAACGTCGGGTTTGAGAACGTCAGGGGGAATACTTCTGTAGGTGCCAGGAAACCCACGTCATCACGCCCATGTGGGCACAACGCCGTTGGCCAGTACACCAGGTACGGACCATGTGAATTCGCCTGTCTGTGGACGTGTGAGCGCATAATCCGTTAGGAGCACGGATGTCTGAGGCGTGACCCCAAACGTTTGGCCGGAAACCGTCAAGGCGATTTCACGCGCCACAGAGGTTGATGGAACAGTCTTGAAGACATCGTGCGCCAAGCCCACGGCATCGTCATAAACGCCGTTCCACGTGAAACTCATGTCAACCAGCAAAAGCAAGCGCTCCATGGCTGACCGGTCAATACCGGTCACGTCCTGAACCCCACGGGGGGTTGCGAAATTGAAATTTGTGATGTCAGTACGGATATCCCGCAAGGTACCGCCTGCATCGTCGATGCTCATCGTTGTCCAGGCAAGGCCAGACTCTTTACTCATTTACTCATCCCCTCTGGTGCGCGGTCGCAACTTTGTCTTGATGGATGGCGAAATCCTCCACCCAATCTTCAGCGTTCCTGTGCTTGTATTCCGTGAGAGACATAGGATTCCCTCGCCAGTCTCCGCCTTGTACTACGAACAATTCGGGACGCTGCAAGGAAACCTTGTGTTCTATGAAACACTTCTGTCCAGGCGGGAATGTGAAGGTGACCATCACTCCCTGCTGTTCATAGGTGTATCGTCGTCCTGAGTGCATTCGAATCCAATTGGCTGTGCTGGCACCAAGCGCTGTGCTCCCATCGAGCTTGGTGACCCATCCTTTCAGATTGTGTTGGCACTCAACTTCTTTACATGAGGCTGTGCGGTAGTGAGTTGCTATCGGGGAATGGATTGCATACGTCTTGAAGTACTGTGCGGGTGCCTTTGGCTTGACCCGCATGATTGGGCGCCATCCTGGCCTTATCTCTTGAACCATTTCTTCCATTAGAACACCGTATTCACAAGGTTTTTGACCACGAAAACGGCAATGGTCAAATCGGTGAAAATTCCGGTCACGTCGATGCGTAACCACCTTTTTATTGCTGTGTTTCTGGCTGTCTGAATCCTCTGTGATCCTGGCGCTGCTGAGACAGCAGTAAATCCAGCACCCGCGATATTGGCGTAGGCATCGCCTGCCCCATTGTCGTTGGAATGCTGGATAGTGACGGTTGCTGACGTTCCGGTGAATGGGGCGAACACCTGAAGATAGGCTTGCAGTCCGAAATTCGTTGTCCCAATGCCTGCCCCATAATCGAGTCCGCTTCCTGAAGCTGCCCCCGTGAAAGTGTCGGGACCATCAGTCAATTGCTCTGTCCATTCGAGACCAAACGCATTCCCTTGTGTCTCAATGGTAAATGGGAAGTTTGCGTTAGCCTCTCGCTGACCATCGTAGTTAATCTGTTTGGCCACAACGCAAGCCGCTGCAACACCGAATAATGGTCGATGTACCCAAGTTGCCAAACGATCGCCTGTGGGTAGTGTCGCCAATGTGGGATGTGCTTTACCGGCAGCAGGGTTAAACCATGACTGCCAAGTGATCCCGCCATCTCTGCCCCCGCCTATCCTTTCCATAGCCTCACGGTTGATGCCAGGCACAGGCAGCACGGTAGCCAACCCTCCGCTTATTCGTGAAGCGGAACCCGTGTCCCCGGAGAGGTCAACTCCATCCAAATAGAAGTTCTGGCCTAGACCTGATTGCTTTGTCACTTGCTCACCTCCTATGGAGCCTGTGTGAAGAGATCATTGATGACACATGGAATTGTTATTGTCATCACTCGGAACTTGGTGGTACCGATAGTGATATACCCCGCTTGGCTATCCAACGGGAAGCCATGTGCGCCAAGCAAATCTATGTTTGAGATCAGCCCACCAAATGTAAATGAACCTGAATACGCTGCCATCAAAGCACTTGTGGCCTTGGTCATACGCGGGTCAATGTAGTCCTGTGGCTCAGTCACCATCCCTATATACAGTCGGCAATTGAAAACAACTAAACCTGTGGTATGGGTCAAACTGCTCCGTCCTGGGATTGGCCGGATGCGTTGAACCCATATGGCGCAAGTCATTTCTGTACTTGGGGTACTCTTCGGTTCGTGCCCGTTGACTGTTGCGAAGTAACCGGTAGCTGAGGCGTGTGAGATCGTAGCGTCTAAAATCCCGTCTATGCGTTCCTCAAGTACTGAAGGCGTAGTCATCTGTTCAGCCTCCCTATGAATCTATTGAACGTCTGTTGTGCTATGTCGATGCCTACCTTTCTAATATCCTGCAATACAATCCGGAAAGTGTGATATCCCTTGAACCTGGTTGCCGCATTACGCTCAGAGACACCTTCAAGCCAGCCGCCATAAATCACGCCGTTATCGTTTACGTGCCAGTCCTTGCCGACCTTCTCCGCCTGAACCTGTGATTTGTAAAAGCCTGTAGGGTTCTGCAACACATGGTCTAGTTGGATGTGCACCAGATCTACCGCCTCTTGTGCCACATCATGTTTTGCTTCGTCGGTGACCGCATCCATCCACCCATCAATATTTGCTCGGAAGAATGGCCCCTTCAGCTTGGCGGTAACGTTGATGTCAGGCATTAGATGGCTCCTGAACGTAGCTTCCGGCCGAGAGTGGTATAAGCCCTATCCGCTATGGCATCCAAGGCTTTGTTGCCGAACATGTCAGGCGTGTACCCCGCGATACCGGTACGGATGTTGTTGAGCGCCAGGGCAAAATTGAATTCAGTAGCTAGTGGGTGGGGAACATGCGAGGTGATCGAAACGCCGCTGTTGTGGCTTGCCGCTGTTGAGCCGACTAAAGCGCGGGTCACCATCAGCGTACGCGGGGCAAAGATATCCGCCGTGGGTGCAGTGTGAGCGGCAAGGGTGGTACCATCCCAAGCCCTTTTGACGAAGAGATTGTTTCCCGCGATGTCATAAATCTTCATGCGCTCACCGTCGATGAGAATTACCTCATCTACGAAGAAGGTAGTTCCATCCTGGACAGTCACCGTTTCGTTGTTCTGGCTGGCAGTCAGGGAAACCTGAAGATTCTGTGCAGTGTCGAGAGAGCGTTTCCCAATGACCAGCAAACGCTCAGTGTCGATCTTCAGCAGTGAACCCACACCAACAATCCCTGAATTGGTAACGCTCAAGGAAGTCACTGATCCGTTGATTGACTGTGCCGTTGCTCCGGCAGGGGCTTGGTTGTCGCTGTAACCCCAAACACCATCTATCACAATGGATTGCTGCCAGGATGAACCTGCCATGAACGCGGAAGACGTTGCCAAGTTGATTTCTATTCGGTTGTAAGGTGGTTCGGACTTGTTGTCACCACGGCGAAGAATGTAATCCGTTGAAGGAATCACCACACCCCCCGCTGTGAGTGTGTTGATTGAAATGATTTCGTTGTCCCCCAACTCAAGCTCCCAAGCTGGGGAGTAAGAAGTGTTCGGCCAATCCCAACGCCGCGTAGTGATCTCAGGGTAGAACCTACGATGCAAGAAACCGTCCACATCAACGGCACTGGCCATAATTGCCTGATCTACGCGGGAGTTGTTGCGCGCGGTTTCCTTGAAATCGGGAGCTTCCTTCACCATCTCGCGCGTGACATAGACAGGTGCTGTAATCATTTGATGCCGTCTCCATCCCTTGGCCACTGCCAGCCATCAAAGGGACAGTGGAGAATACTTCCTATGCGCTGCAATGGTTCTCCATCATTGGGGCATGCCTGAGGCGGGGTAACCCTTGACAGCCTGCGATACTCAGCCGCTTCCCTGGTGATGGAAAGCAGTTGCTCCCAACTTCCAACGACCGGTTCCGGCGTACCGCTGTAGGTAAATTCGACACCCACGGGGGAGGCCAGTTCGGCAAAGGTCTGTGTCGGGTAATCCCCTTCCGTTACAGCGGCGTTTTTGAATCTCCCGATTGCACCGATGTTTATTGACAGTCCTTCATTCTCCCTCATGCCGATACCGGTAGAGAATGAAAAACCGCCTGAAGGCCAATAAACACTGACTGTTAAGATCTCACCCCCTGTCGGATATAACAGGGGGGTATCAAGAGTTATCAAGTTGTACGCTTCGTCAGTCATTCCGGCTGTGGGAGTTGACTTACTGCTAATCAATTGCTGGTTGGATTGCCGATGCACCAGGGCTGTCACAGAGACAGGTTCATTGGAACTCTCGTGGAAATACCAAATACCTGTGATAGAACCTGGTGCAGCGGCAGCAAAATCATTACCGAACACAGCGGGACCACCATTAAAGTATGTTGACGTTGGTGGTACATCAAAAGCTAAAATGGTGGTCACAGTTCACTTCTTCCTTGGCCTAGGCGAGGTTTTCGTTTCCTCTGCCGCTATTTGGGCTGTTTCCTGCTCAGCTTGTTCGTCAGTAACTTCCTGATCTGCTTGTGCAGCCTCAGAAATGTCACTCACTACAGGACTTCCAACCTCAGGGCGCGTGATTCTGACCGCTGCATCAGGCTCCACAGACGGACCACCATGCTTACTAATTTTTGCCATGACACATCACGCGTTCGGTTGCGCTAGAAGGTCCGGACGACGCTGGATTTTCAAACCACCAGCGATGTAGAGAACGCCACCCAAAATAGTTCCTGCTGCACCAGGGTCAGCGATGTTCACGGACAGCCATTCGAAACCGGTACTGAGTTGTGGAGCGAAAATTTCGAACCACACAATCATCTGGTGCGTGGCAAACGTTGCACCCGCGAGGGTCAGCGTTGCGCCTGCCGCTTGCGTCGTCTCAGTCCATGTCTCAGTACCAAGCAACGGAGAAGCGACGCTCTTGCGGTACCACTTGGTGATTGCTGCGAGGTTCTGTGATGTACCAGCGGTATTCGCGTTGTGCTCCTGAAGCGTGAGCACCACATCGTCAGCACCAGCGGAAGCGGCATTCTTGAAGAACAGAATTCCAAGGGATTCATAATTCCTCATGTGGAATCGCTTACC